CTACGTTAAGATTGTTGTTAAGAGCAGGAGTGTAATCAAGAACACCGGCCATCTGAAGTGCAGAAGCAACATCAGCGGAGCAGATGATCATGTTACCCTTACCACGGCGTGTCTGTTGACCAATCGCATTGGCATCACGTTCAATAGCGAACATAAGACCTTTGAATTTTTCAACCGACCAACGACCATTAGAGTCAGTGTCGAGATCGAAAATACCACCAGTTGTAACATTCGTCTGAGCACCTTTAACAGCGGTCACGTACAAGGAACGAACAACTTCACGGTTGATTTCTGCGAGAATTTCAGAACTAAGAATATTAGCAAGTTCTGTCTCTGCGTCAAGACCATGAATTGCTTTCAAGTCTTGTGCAAGTTCCATTGTGTACTCAGCTTTGAGGGCACGTGAAACAGCAGTAACCGTTGATTTTTCGATAGAGAATGCCATTTGAGCAAAAGCATTTGTGGATGTATCACCCAATGCTTCTGAATGAGCAGTAGTCATACCCGAAGCGGAAACATAAGTTCCAGCAGAAGGACTATCGTTAAGTACAGCAGGGTTAGTTTCTGTTGAACCAACGTCACCAGACCTTTGTGACCCAGCTTGACCAGAAGCAGAGGTTGTACCAGCAGCGTTCTGGTTAGAAATATCGGGCATCGACTCATTCATAAGAGCTTCTGCACCATCTTGTGAAGTAAACGATGAACGCATTGCAAAGATAAGACCAGTTGGCCCTGTCATTGGTTGCACACCGCATACGTCATAAGCAATGAGGTTAGGCATTGCACGGCGAACCAAGGAAATTAGGATTGGATCCCAAGTGTCCATTTGTCCACCAGACATTGCGTTAACTGGAGCAGCTTCTGAAAGAAAACCACGGTCTTCTTTTAAAGCAGATTCTTGGTTTTCAAGGATAAGAGTGGTAACTGCCCGCTTATAAGAATCCTCAATCACTGGTAGATCGGGGTGTTCTAGGACTGGCTTCCACTTTTCCTGTAGATGTTCTGTCTGAAACATTTGTTTCTCCTTTTTTATTATTACATCTATTTATATTATTATAATGTTTATGCACTCGCCTTTTGATCACGACTGATAGCAGACATATACTTTTTCATAGTATCAGTCGTATCAACGTCCTTTGCGGTGCCACCATCTTCTTCATAACTAATAGTTCCATCACTTGAATTTTGTACTCTTGGGAAATAATTTTCCTTCAGAGTATTCAGTTTATCACGGTAAGAACTTTCTTCCGTAAATTCTACATCTCTAGTCAAGTCTTTGAACTTTTCAAATTCTGTATCAGCCAAATCATTGGAAACTTCTGCAATGACTTGTTCACGAACTAAATCATTATTAGAATTTTTAAATTCTATATTTTTCTGAATTTCTTCGTTGAGTTTTTCTTCCAACTCAGCAATTTTATCAGATTGAGCTTCCAGAACGTCATATTTTTCGTCTGGAACATCAATATAATGATCTTCAAACAACTGTTTCAGTCCAGAAATGAAATCTTCTGCAATCTCACCTTTAAGTCCACGCTCGATTGCTAATTCATTTTCCTTAGTCCATTCGTCTACAACATAGTTGAGGTAGTTGTCAACCTTCTCAGTAAGTTCATCTTTGAAGGTTTCTATTTCTTGGTCTTTTTCAGTCTTATATGCTTCTGAAAGTTTTTCAACTTCTGAACGCATCTTCGACTTAAGCGCAGCTTCAAATACTGTTGCTGCCTTTTCTTTAAACTCTTCCGAAAGGTCTTCACCCTCTGTAAGAGCATCAACATCTTCTTTAACAGAAATATTCTTGATTTTCTCTTCGATTTCTGCTTTCGCATCTTCAAGAGCTTTCAATTCTTCTTCTGTCTTAGCATTTTCTGCTTCTTCTAGTTTAGAAGCAAATCCAGCAAGCATTTCTTCAATGTCTGCCTTTTTCATTTTACTAATAGCTTCTATGTGTTGTGCTTTTGTCATTTTTGGAGCTTCTGAAAGTTCTTCTCCATCATGATCAACTTCATCTCCAGCAGCCAACTTCTTAGGGGCATCGGCTTTACCTTCACCTTTCTGTTGTGCATCACCAGAAACTTCTTTGGATTTTTTAGTTGCTACATCAGTAGGTGTACTAGTTTCATCACCTTTAACTACAGGTTTTCCACCATCTGCTACTTCTCCAGCTACTTTTTCTGCTTTATCGGCTCCAGCAACATTAGGAGCAGGATCACTAGATTTACCTACCGATTTCCCTGCATCTTTTTGTCCGCCAGGAGCTCCAAGGTCTTGAACAGCAGCAGTTTTTGCGTCAGCTTCTTCAAGTTCCGCAAGAACCTCAGCTTCAAGTTCCTCAATAGTTTGATCTAAATCGGACATTGGGTTATCTCCTTTTAAGTGTGTTAATATTTATAAATTATAACATTTTCATAAATTTAGCGAACTCTAATGCTTCGATATTCGCCTGTCTTTGACGTTTTTTTACATCAAATTTCTTCTTTAAATCCGCAACGTGTGCTTCAACTAACGATCCATGATTCCAAACCCACTCTTTCCCCTCCATAATACCTTCTACGAAAGCATTAGGAGCAGATGGGTCTGCTACTATATCTGCAGCTGTTGCGAGATAAAAATCATCTCTTACATAATTGGCTCCATTTTTTTGATTCAAACTACCCATACCTCTAGAAGAAACACCTAGTTTTGCACCTTCATCCATTAAATTTTTAACTATCTTACCCATAGGTGTTTCCATTATTTTAGCTTCGCCAATAAAATTCTTACCATCAGGCGTCAAAGACGTAATCATATGAGAAACCCTTTCCAGATTGACCGTTGGCCCATCTGGATGTCCTAGTTCACCGAATGCCCGATTTTGTTGAATAAAATTTTTATTATATTTTCCAACTTCCTTCTCAAGAACCTCCATAGGATATACTCGACCATTACGGTTTTTGATATCCGCTTGCAAAAAAATTCCTTTTATTTTATAATTTTTATTACCACCTTCTGCAGCTTCGGTAATATATTGTACCTCTTCTACAGCTTCTGAAAATAATTTTACTGTATTCATTACTCTATCCTTATGTGATATTATCGAAACCTGATACTTTTTTACATTTTAAAATAACAGTGCCTACACAGGCAGAGTCATTTTCTATATAGATATCGCCAGTAATACCACTACCAGCATTATTTGCAATTGTGGGTAAACCCTGACCACCAGCATTATAACTACCATTTGTATTAAGTGAAAATGCAGTTACATTTGATGTAGCATCCCATTCAATTTCTGTTGTTGAACTAACTGTCCACCAGCAAGATACAATAGATACTCTAGGGTCAGTAGCGGCTCCTGCTAATTCCGAAACATCCACAACTTTCAATGCAGTTCCATTTGTTCCAGTAATTGTATGTTTAGTGATTACTTCAAAATCAGAATCTACTAATGTCTGTGTTGCAATAGCCATTATCTACTCCTATATTGACAACATTTCTTTCTCAAAATAACCCAAAAGTTCCTTTTCGGAAACTTTAAATTTTTTTGATACTTCTTTTATACTTTTTTCAAAACTATTTAGGAAATCTGAAGGTTTAGAGTCCATTTTTGTGAAAATTAAATCAACAGCATTTTTCATCTTCGGAGAAAGTTTCTTATACTCCGCAGATTTCTTATGCTCATCTTTCTCTACAATTGTTTCGTAAAGATTTTCAAACTTCATCTGTTTCCTCTTGGGGTAAATTTCCAACAAAAGATTTTGCATACTCTTTACGTTTTACTTCTAGAGCACTTCCTACCTTTATAGAAATTGAATCTTTAAATGCTTTTTCTGCATCTATATTAGCTCCCATTGAAATAGCATCTACAAATTCTTTACTCATTTTCTCTTCCTTTCAAACCGTTTTTATCTAAAAAACCTTTTTCATTATCAAAATTTGGTTTTGGTTTATCTTCTGGTTCTTCTCCACCCTCTGGTGGTATATCTCCAGTAAATTTTGCAACATCATCAGCAGGAATAATACTTCCAGTAGCATCTTGTGGGTAGCGTGTAATACCATCCCCACCATCTGGTACAGAAATACCACCATCTTCTATATCTTGTTCTCTTTCCCTGCGAATTTGATCTTGCATTAAATCAATTTCAGCATCATTCATTCGTAAAACTTTCTTTAGAACATATTCTTTACTAAAGAATGTTCCAATATATGATTGAATAGTCTCTAATGATTGCATCCTACTTTCAAGAAGTTCTGCATCTTTCAATTCTGCAAAATGACCATCTTGCAAGAAATCGTATTGAATATGCTCCTTCATTAGTTCCCAATCTTCAACAGCAATAACACCTTTTAATAATAATTGTGTCTTGAGAAGATCAGTGAAAAGTGGTGTAAATTTCTTACGAATACGTTGAACAAATTTAGTAAACTTCAATTCATCTCTTGTAATTTCTGTAGTTCTTCCAAGAGAAAATCCTTGGTCAGATTCCATTCTTGTTATTGGTACATTAAGTGACCGATATAATTTTCTCTGAAAATATGTAATATCATCAATCTCACCAAGATTAGAACCACCGGGCAAAGTTGTAATCTCTGTTCCTCTACCACCTTCACGCCGTGGAAGCCAGAAATCTTCCAACATACTCATATGATTTCTATCGTCACGAATCTCACCAGTTGTTGCATCGTAAACTAATTTGTTACGATAACGATTCATAACGTCTTTAAGATATTGTTCTGCTTTAATTTTGGGTAAATTACCAACATCAATGTAGAATATTCTACGTTCTGGTGCTCGTGATATACGATAGATAACCAGTGCATCCTCAATCATACGCAACTGATTTACTGGTTTTATTGCTTTGTGAAGATAAGACAAAACCCTACCAGTATTTCCATCAATTATACCAGAAGGTACATAACATATAGAATCCTTAGTTATTTTAACACCTTCACTTGTAGCACCTATACTTCCGGGCCCTAAACCTTTTTCATTGTAAATATAATATTCATTGATATTTTTTATAACTTCAATATTAGTTTTTGGGTCAATAGCTTTATTTACTTCCCTTACTTTTTTAATTTTAGTAGAATCTACCCACCTAAGTTCAGTAATTCCCTTTCTTGTATCTCTAGGGTCAATTATTTTATGATAGTAGACTCTTCCATCCACATACCACCTTCTGAATATATCATGTCCCTTTATGTCAAAATTGAGAAGTTTTAAGACTTCTTCAAATTCATTTCTAATTTTTCTTTTAATTTTATCTGTATAAGGTAACTGTTCTAAAATAATTTGAACAGGCATATCATCTTCATTAGAAACAATACCTTCGTTAACAATATCTTCTATTGCTGTATCACATTCTGGTTGTTGTGAAATATCACGATAGCGGCGAATCAATTCAACGTCTGATCTTTCTCTACCATCAGTATCAAGAATTTGACCAAAGAAACCACCACCAGCAACATCTATTGATCCATCATCAGAAGTTGGGGGTACAACTGTTTTTGTTGCCCCCGACTCCTTATTTCGTTGAATTGTAA